GGTAATCTACCAAAGATAAAGGCTGAACAATACTTAAGAGATATGATGGCCAAGCACAAGAATAGACTTGTGTATGATGCTACAACTGGTGAACTTAGAGACGATAGAAAGTTCATGACTATGTTAGAGGATTATTGGCTACCAAGAAGAGAAGGCGGGAAGGGTACTGAAATAACTACTCTTCCAGCTGGACAGAACCTTGGAGAGATGGACGACGTTCTATATTTCCAAAAGAAACTATACAGATCATTAAATGTTCCTGTTTCAAGATTAGAAGCAGAAACAGGTTTTGCTATAGGTAGAGCTTCAGAGATATCAAGAGATGAGATAAAGTTTCAGAAGTTTATAGCAAGAATAAGACTAAAGTTTTCAAGATTATTTGAAACAGCTTTAGAAAAACAATTAATTCTTAAAGGTATAATCACACCTGATGATTGGCCTACACTAAGAAGAGAAATGAGATATGACTTTGTTACAGATAGTCATTTCTCAGAACTTAAAGAACTTGAAATCTTCAGAGAAAAACTTGGAGCCGTCAATGACGTGGATCCATACTTAGGAAAATACTATAGTAGCCATTGGGTTAAAAAGAATCTTCTTAAGCAAACTGAAGATGAAATTGAAGAAATGCAAGCAGAAATGGAGGCAGATGCCGAAGCTGAGCAGGAAAGAAACGACGCTATGCCGCAAATGGAACCAGAAATGGAGCCAGATTCTGGTGAAGAACCGCCTGAACAGTCAAATGGTTACCCTGAAGCACCTCCGGAGCAAGCGTAAGATATATAAATATAATAGGAGAATATTATGGCAGATAATGCAACAGCAAAAGATGTGGTTGATTTGGCAATGGATGACAAGCCAAATGCAGCTGGTGAAGCATTAAATGATATCTTGCTAAATAAAGTAGGCGAGAAAGTATCAGCAATGAAGGATCAAATATCAAATGATATGTTTGGTCAAGAGATGCCAGAGCCAGTTGAAGACGAAGAAGACGTCGAGGTTCAACCTGAGTTAGACTTAGAACCTAATGAAGAAGAAGGTGAAGAGTATGAAGCAGATCAAGAACTTATAGATGAACCAGCTGATGAAGATGAGAGTGAAGAGGAAGAACAACCTGAGCAATCAGACGAAGAAGAGGAAGAATAATGAAATCACTTAGACAAATAGTCGAGTTAAAAAAGATAGACTTAGTCCCTGATCCAGAATTACAAGCTGGAACAGTATCCAATTATGCTAATCCTAAATCAGACGCAGAAAGAAGATTTGTAGAAAAGCATGTAGACTCTATACAAAAAACACTACATCCAGCATTTAAAAATGAAGCAGAACAAAAAGCAGTATTCAGCGGTACAGTAGAAAAAGATACTACTCATGACTTAGCTGGTGCTGGCCATTATAAAGATGGCGAAGATGCTGCAGTATATGAAGCAGCAGAAGCAGCAGTTGACTTTGTAAGAGATAACTTAACAGAGGATAACTTAGAAGCATACGACGAATTACTAGACAATGATCCAGAAGCAGCAGTAGAGTTTGCAATGGAAACAATTCAAGAAATGGCAGGAGACGAAGATGCCTAATATTATAAAATTGAAAGGCAGTGAGTTTACAGCACCAACAGACTTAGCAAATGCTAATACAGCATTTGATTCAACAGTAGTAAAAGCATATCATACATCAGCATTAACTGTAACAGTTGTTACATCTGCTAATGCTGCAATAGGTAATACTACTTTAGAAGCTGGCTCACATTATATACAAAAGGCTCCAAGCGATAAAATTTATGCTAGCGCTGGTAAGTTTACACCAGTAGCATTTACTAATTAGGAGAAACAATGAAGCTAATTGCAGAAACTAACTTTGATAATGTAAACGTGAACATAACAGAAGCCGCTGATGGCAAAGGTAAGAATTATTTTATCGAAGGTATTTTCATGCAAGGTGGCATAAAGAACAGAAACGGTCGAATGTATCCAATGGAAACATTAGACAAAGAAGTAAATCGATATAACGATACTTTCATTAAGCAGAACAGAGCTTATGGTGAACTTGGTCACCCAGAAGGACCAACTATTAATTTAGAAAGAGTTTCTCATATGATGAAAGACCTTCATAGAGAAGGAAATAATTATGTCGGTAAAGCAAAAATCATGGATACTCCATATGGTAAGATTGTAAAATCTTTAATTGATGAAGGTGCCAACTTAGGTGTTTCATCAAGAGGTATGGGGTCTCTAAGACTAAACAGTGATGGAATCAATGAAGTACAGGGTGATTTCCAACTTGCTACTGCAGGTGATATTGTCGCTGATCCTTCTGCACCAAATGCATTTGTAAATGGTGTTATGGAAGGTGTAGAGTGGGTTTACGACGCCGCTACTAACTCTTGGCAAAGCCAAGCAGTTATAGAGGAAGTAGTAAGAACTGGGAACGAATCAATCAAGAAATTGAATGAAAATTCAATAAAATTGTTTGAAAAATTCCTAAATACCCTGTAAACCTATAATTTATAAATAATATACACATAAGTATAGACTCAAACTACGAGGAGAAAAAAATGGCTAATGAACTAGAAAGTTCGAATCAAACAGAGATCGAAGCTGTGGCCGAAGAGCAAGTTGAACTTGACGAGTTTAAGGCCAGCGGTGAGAATTCAGCTGTCGCTGATCCTGTGGTTAAAGGAAGCAATAAAAGACCTGCAGATAAAGCTGCTGGTTTTACAGCACCTAACCCAGGTGGTTCAAGCGAGAAATCAGGATCTGAGTCAAAAGGTGAAGATTTAATATCTGCTAAAGGTAATCAATCTCCTAAGCGTAAAGCTGATAAAGCTGGCGGCGAAGGTAAAATTGGTGGACCATCAGGAGATGCTGAATCAGTAACACCTGGTCAACAAGGATCAAAAGGTATGGCACCAGGACATGGTGGCGGAGTTAAGGAAGACATAGATGCTATCTTTGGAGAAGAACTCGACGAAGAATTAAGAGAGAAAGCAGAAACAGTATTTGAAGCTGCTGTAAACGCAAGAGTATCTGAAATCAACGAAACATATTCAAAAGCATTTGACGAGCAATTAGCAGAAGCTAAAGAAGAGCTTGCTGAAGATATGACTACTAAAGTAGATGATTACATCAACTACCTAAGTGAACAGTGGATGGAAGAGAATCAAGTTGCTATAGAGAGCTCACTTAAAGTTGAAGTAGCAGAATCCTTCATGAACGGCCTTAGAGGTCTTATGGAAGCACACAATGTAGTAATTCCAGAAGACGCTGATTCAGATGTACTCACAGACATGCAGAGTCGTATCGAAGAATTAGAATCAAAATTAGAAGAAGAAACATCTTCTAAAATAGCATTGGGTAACGATTTAATCGAAGCTCAAGTACAGAACATTTTTGCTGAAGCTACAGATGGCTTAGCAGAAACCCAAATTGAAAAACTCCGTGCTCTATCGGAAGGTTTAGATTATGATAACGTCGAAGATTTTGAGAAGAAGTTAAACACTTTGAAAGAATCATATTTCGACAATAAGGCGGCTATATCTTCAGACGTTGAAGATTCGGACCCAGTTGAATTAGATGAGGAAACTCAACCTAAGTTAACAGGATCCATAGCTAATTATTCAGACGCAATTTCGCGTACTGTTAGAAAATAACGTTAGGTAAAATAAGAGAGGCAACAATGCAATACCAATACGAAGAACTACAGTCCAAATGGCAACCGATAATTGAGCATGCTGACCTACCTGAGATAGGGGACAGTCACAAGAAATCAGTTACCGCTGTATGTTTGGAAAACACTGAGAAGGCTCTTAAAGAAGAACAAGGATTTGGTCCTTCATCTTTATTAGAGGCTGCTCCAGCTAACGCTACTGGTTCAAACATAGATAACTATGACCCAGTATTGATTAGTTTAGTTCGTAGAGCAATGCCTAATCTTGTAGCATATGACTTAGTAGGTGTTCAGCCTATGACAGGTCCTACAGGATTAATTTTCGCAATGAGAAGCAGATATACTTCTCAGAGTGGAGACGAAGCATTCTACAACGAAGCAAATACAGAATTCTCAACTGTGGTCGCAGGTTCTGGTAACAATACTTTAGGTAACGCACAAGAAGGTACACAACCATCAGGTAACAGTACTTCTTATAACTTTGCTGAAGGTATGTCAATTGCTCAAGCTGAGGCTTTAGGTTCAAGTGGTAACACTGCTTTTGCTGAAATGGCATTCTCAATCGAGAAGATTGCTGTTACAGCTAAGTCAAGAGCTTTAAAAGCTGAATACTCAATGGAACTAGCACAAGACTTAAAAGCAATTCATGGTCTTGATGCAGAGACAGAATTAGCAAATATCTTATCTACAGAAATTCTTGCAGAGATTAACAGAGAGATTGTCAGAACAGTTAACCTAGTTGCTGTTACTGGTGCTCAACAAAATGTTAGCTCAGCAGGTACTTTCGACTTAGATGTCGATTCAAATGGTAGATGGATGGTTGAAAAATTCAAAGGTCTTATGTTCCAAATTGAAAGAGAAGCTAACGAGATCGCAAGAGGAACAAGAAGAGGTAAAGGGAACATCATGTTATGTTCATCTGACGTCGCTTCTGCTCTACAAATGGCTGGTGTATTAGATTATACTCCTGCTTTAAACTCTAACAACTTACAAGTTGATGACACAGGTAATACTTTTGCTGGTGTTCTTAACGGACGTATTAGAGTCTTTATCGATCCATACTTCACTCCAAGTTCAGGTATTCACTACATGACAGTTGGTTACAAAGGATCAAGCGCATTTGACGCTGGATTATTCTACTGCCCATACGTTCCACTACAAATGGTGAGAGCGGTTGGTGAAGACACT